TTGATGAGCTTCAGCAAGAACATGCCGAACTGCTTGCCTTTAATGAAAAGCTAGACCGCGAGCGTAATAAATACCGCAAAGATGCTCTGAAGTACGCCAAGAAAGTGCAAATGATTGAAGGGTTATTTGTTGTGCCGAGTGATGACCATGAATTAACACTCAAGGCTATTAAGACGATTGTGGAGCGGGTGGGCGAATCATGAAAGACCAAAACGACAACAAAACTCAAGATTGGTGTGCTGAGGCAACAGAGCTTGGAATTAATTGCAACCATTACAAGCAAGTCAAAGCATTCGAAAATCTTTTCAACATCGTTCTGTACGCAACACATAACAACGTATTCACGATTAAAGATTTGGGTGAATGTGTTTTAGATGCGCCAGCAAACACGATTCAAAACTATGTACAGGGCCTAATTAAATTTGGGTATTTAGAAAAAGATTCACTAGTCACATACAGAGCAACTGAATACGCAAAAGATCTAATGAATGTGAAAGGAGAAATAAAGTCATGACTCCAACACTTACTCAAGTCCGCACAGCTTTGTGCATCCTGGCTCAAAGAAAATGCCGTCCAGATTATGAACTTTGCACTGCTAAAGCAGTGAGGTACGCATTAGAAAATGGTTTAGATCATCACTTGATTGAAGAATTGAGAGGGTTAATTCAGGAAAGAACGATTCCTAAAGACATTACGCAGGACAAGAAAGTTTCACACGCAAGATTGGTAAAACACCGTGTTTATCCAACAGCAGAACAGGCGAAAGACATAGTTGATTGGATAAGAAGTTATGGCGGGCGTTTGGTTGATGTTGCAAGGATTGCAGGATGTGCGCATTCAACACTCTCTCTAATTAGATCGGGAACTAGGCGCTCATTCACACTAGACGTGTACAACAAGATAAACACAGCACGCATGAGCTTAGAAGGCGTGACAAACCGTGACAAGGAGCAAAGCCAATGAATGCGATTAATTTTATAAAGCAGCACGGCATTGAGAAGGCAAGGAAAGTTGTTGAGGGTGCGCCTAAATGGGCAATGAGCATAAATTTCAATAATGGCATGTATTACTCACGGATGGAGCATAAGAAAGGCGATACATTTCTTTATGACATCAAGCGCATAGTTGAGAGCGTGGAACTTGTTCAGTCTTATGGTGGTGTTGGATTGCTTGAATACCAAGTTAGATGCTTAGAGCAAGAGCTAAACATTACAAATCGCGACGGAGAAGGGTGATGAAATTTGGGAAACAAGTGCAAATTACAGGACTTCTTAAGAGAAAAGTTACTACAGAGACTACTTACAAGAATGGACGCATTGTTAGAGAAGATGGTTATTTGTCAGAGTTGGCTTGTAATCATAAGTGTTTATGCAGAGATGTTTTGTCGCTTGGTGAGGTTTTTGAACGAGAGTGGATCAAGACTACTTCGGCTGTAAATGATGAAATGCAATTTCTTGAAGGTCTCGGAACTTATGACAATTTTTGCTACAACACAGTAATTATCACTTCACAGAAAGTCAAAAACAGACTTGGTGCTACCAGAATAATTCATGAATTGGATATATCTGCTGGCCCACACGGTGAACATGGAAAGCTAATTAAATTTCCAGAACGTACACATCTTTTAGATGTTAAGAAAAAAGCAGCCGAAATTATTATTAATGCTTATAAACATGGTGATTGGTACTTCCACTTAAGAGACGCTAGCAACGGTGAGGGGTGTAGGGAATGTGCTGTAACTGAAAAGATTTTGGAGCAAAGCCAATGAATGCGATCAAATTCATAAAAGAACACGGTGTTGATAGAGCGAGGGGAGTTGTTGAGGGTAAAAAAGACACTGTAGCTCCAAATCTATTTAAATATTTTAGCCCATCTCTCAATGACTATCACATGCTAAATATTGAAAGCAACGTTCGAATTTCAGAACTCAAGCGACTTATTGAGAGTTTTGATTTGATTAATTCGCTTGGAGGGGTGCAGGAAGCAACTAACAAAGCGTTTGATATGACAATGTTAGTGGTTGGCTTTAACCCCGACAAGATAGAACAAGCCATCGCAGACTACGAGCAACTATTCGGAAATTCCGAAACGTTGGGATGTGAAGAATGACCCACAACGAAGAAAAGAACATGAAGCGAATGCTGGCGTTCATCATGTTTTTGATGTGCATTTTGGCAGTAGCTTTGGTGAGGGGGTGTGCATGAGATGGAGCAACGAACAGTTAGAAGCACACCTAAATGCGCACAGAAACAAGGCTAATTTAGCGCAGGATCGACAAAAGAAAGAAAATGATGCAAAGGTACTAGGTCGAATTAAAATACGCTTAAAACTCAAATCAGAGCCAATTGTGGAAATAGAGCAAAACTTAATTTTAGATGCAGAAATTTGGATGATTCCTCCGTCAGTAAATAAATATTGGGGGGTGAAAGGAAAGAAGCGGTTTTTAAGCAAACGAGCGGAAGCTTTTCATGCATATGTTCAGACAATAGTTCCAAATTTATACACAAATTCAAGACTTAAATTGGATGTGATTTTCTATTTTCCCGACAGAAAAATTAGAGACATAGACAACTACTTGAAAGCAACAATCGACAGTTTAGTGAAGTGTGGTTTCTGCGTTGATGATGAGCAGTTCGATGAGCTTGCAGTTAGACGTGGCGAGGTGGTTAAGGGTGGATTAATTAAACTGAAAGTTATGGAGTTAAAGCATGGACATGACGGTTGATACGATGGCTTTTGTGGACTCCCCTCGCGCGCGCGCGCGTTTTCTCAATCAACGCACAAAAAAGAAAGTGAAAGCCTTTTTGGTAGAGCGTCGCAAGTACATAAGACCAGACTTCAACCGCATGATTTTAGACTTATGCAACCTTGGCTGGACACATGAAAAGATTGCTGATGTATTGCCAGTTTCGGGTGCATCAACTGTGAGTGAATGGGCGCGTGGAGGCATTCCAAATTACGACAATGGCGATGCGTTTATTCAACTTTGGCAGATGGAATTAGGGTTAGTCCGCTTTCCGCGTGATGGCGAGTGGATGACATACAAATACAAAGTAGGACAGATGGATATTTTTGATGATGGCGGGTTGTGTGATCAAGTGATTGCTGAATTGGATGAAGAAATTAAAAAATAGCATCACATTCACCCAACAAACCGCAATACATAGACATCAACACTAGCCCTATTCACCATTTACCACTGAATAGGGCTTTTCTTATGGCAGCACGTCAAACAAAAACACCAGGCGCACCCGAAGCAGCCAAACCTACCGAAACACCAACGGACAACCAACAAGTGCCCGATGCGGCAGATCAATCTGTAAGCACTGCGGCAGATACAACACAAACAGCTACGCTCGAAACTCCAAGTGATGCAGATGCTCAAAAGGAATATGCAGAGTTTCTTGAGTGGCGCAAAAACAAAGGGCAGTTAGCCAATCCTGAACCTGTGATGAAAGATGCAGATCAAGCTGTAGCAACTAAACGCACTCGTCAAGTTTGTGGCGAACACGGCTGGACTTCTGAGGAATACTGATATGTGCGGCAAACCTAAAGTTGTACAGCAAGACCCTGAAGGGGATGCTCGCCGAGCTGCTGAAAAAGCTGCCGCCGAAGCAAATGTGAAGAAGTCTATGCGGCGTGGCGGTATTGGCTCAAGTAGTACAGCTACAGCACTGATGCCGAAAGATGAACAAGGCGGGAGTGTTTGGCAAAAAATGGGCGATAAAAATGAAATTCTAGGTCGCTTAACAGGCAAATCAAAACTCGGTGGTGGCTAATGAACTATGACGCTCGTAAGTTTTGTGCACGATTAAATCAACTCAAGTCAGCGCGAAGTCAGTATGAATCGCATTGGGCAGATTGCTACAAATACGGTGCGCCTGAGCGTCAACAAAACTTTAGTTCTGATTCAGATGTGAAGTCACAGCGTGAAACAGAGCGAACAGATTTATATGATTCAACCGCATCTGATGCATTGCAAGTGCTTGTGTCTATGATCATGAACGGTGTAACGCCAGCAAATGCGATTTGGTTCAAAGCTCAACCTGATGGTGTGGATGATTTATCCGTTTTAACAGATGGAGAGCGATGGCTGGAAGATGCAGCGCAATTCATGTGGCGCAATATTCATGCTGCGAATTTTGACAGCGAAAGTTTTGAAACTGTGACGGACATTGTTGCGGCTGGTTGGGGTGTGCTTTACACCGATATTGACCGTGAAGCAGGTGGCGGTTATGTGTTCGAGTCTTGGCATATAGGCAATTGCTTCATTGGCTCAACACGCGCTGATGGTCGCATTGACACGATTTATCGTGAACATGAAATGACTGTAGAAGCGATGATCAATACATACGGTGAAAACAATTGTCATCATAGTGTGATTGAGAAAGCCAAAACGTCACCCGATGACAAGATGAAGCTGCTTCACGTCATTCAACCACGAAAACAGGTGGGTTCAGGGCAGATTAATAAGGCAATGCCGTTTGCTTCATATCATATCGACATCAATAACAATCACATCTTAAAAGAATCGGGTTATCACGAGTTCCCTTGTTCAGTGCCACGGTTGCGTCGATTGCCAAATTCTGTTTATGGCAACGGTCAAATGACGATTGCATTGCCTGATGCAAAGATGGCGAATGAATTGATGAAAAACACAGTTCGTTCTGCAGATTTACAACTTGGCGGCATGTGGATTGCAGAAGATGATGGCGTATTAAATCCGCATACGGTGCGTATTGGCCCACGTAAAGTCATCGTGGCGAATAGCGTTGATTCAATGAAGCGTTTGGATGACGGTACTAATTTCCAAATCGCAGATTATCTACTCACCAACATTCAAGGCGGCATTCGTCGCAAATTGATGGCTGATCAATTGCCGAATATTGGCACACAGCAAATGACGGCAACAGAGATTCATACACGCGTTGAACTGATTCGTCAGATGCTTGGACCCATGTACGGACGACTACAAACTGAATACTTGCAATCCATTCTTGACCGCTGTTTCGGCTTGGCATTGCGTTCAGGTGCTTTAGGGCAACCGCCCGAAGAACTACTGGGTAGCAATCTCTCATTTAAGTTTGTATCACCAATGGCACGCTCACAACGAATGGAAGAAGTCACTGCAACAGAACAATACGTCATGAGTCTTTCTCAGTTTGCACAAGTTGATCAAACCATTTTAGACAATGTGGATTTTGATGCTGTAGCCGTGTTTGTTGGTAATGGTCGTGGTGTTCCACAAAACATCATGCGTACAGCTCAAGAAGTTCAAGAACTACGTCAAGCGCGTGAAAGAGCTCAAGCCGAAGCGAAGCAAGCACAGCAACAGCAAGCAATGATGGAAATGGCTGGTGGTGCAGTTGCTAAAGGTATTGAGAATCAAATGGCAACGGAGACCATGCAATGATTTATTTCCTTATTTTTATGTTGTTTGTTGCCTTTGTTTTGATTGTTCGGCAACAACACAAAATTAATGATTGGGAAGTCAAATATTGGGATGAAACACGACTGCATTTTGATGCTCAGCAAGATTTAGATCATTTCACGCAATTAAGCATTCAACTTCAAGAACAGCTTGATGAACTGCAACAGCCAACACTGGTTGATGAATCCAGTGGGGAGCAAGAGCAAGGCAACTATGTCAGGCGGCATCGAGTGACTAAAGCAACAGCAGAAACATACCGCAATGTCTTTGATCTCGATATTAACGGCAACCGCATTTTAGAGCATCTAACGCAAGTATTTTGTCGTGATGCATTCACAGATTCAGAGCGTGAAACATGCCACCGATTGGGGCAGCAGAGCGTTGTTAATTTCATCGTAAACAACATTAATCGGGCGAATGACCCAAGTTATAAGGAAGAAGTAAATGACTGAACAAGCAAATACACCAGTACCAAATGAAGAACCAACACCAAACAGTTTACTTGCTACACCGCCTGAACCAACTCCACTAGGTGATGAACCGCCACTTGACACACCTGCACCAGTAGCAGCCGTTCCCGATTCTATCGATGGCTATGAAGTCAACGTGGAAGGCTTTAACTATGACGAGTTTAAGGCTATTCCTGAAAATCAAGAGTTTTTAGAACGTGCACGTGAAGCAGGGCTTGATAGTAAGAGTTTGAACTTCTTATTGGGCGAATACAGCCAGTTGCTACCTGCAATCATGGAGGGCAATGCAGCTTTAGACACCGAAGGCTGTGTGGCTGCAATGAAAGAAACGTGGGGTGCAGATACAGATACTAATTTCGGATTTGCACAAGCAGCTGCAAACAGCGCAATTCAGAACGGCATTTTAACTGCGGAAGAAGTGAATAGCCCTGAGTTTGGTAATAATCCACTGGTCTTGAAAATGGCGGCATATTTTGGGCAGCAGTTGAGTGAAGATACGCCCCCCTCAAATACCCAACAAAGCGGAACTGTAGATGTTCAATCATTGATGGCATCGGAAGCTTATTTAAACGATAAGCACCCAGATCATAAGTCTGTGTCGGCGCAAGTTGAACGCTACTACAGCAAAACATACAAATAAGGGGATAGCACATGGCTAACGAAAACAAAATCACAGCAGCGTTTGTTCAGCAGTTTCATGACACTTATGAGATTGCGTCAGCACAGAATGAATCTCGCTTACTTAAAACAGTTGTAAATCGCGGTAAAATCACTGGTGAGTCTTTTACCATCAATGATATGGGGCAAGTGGAAATGTCAGCGTCAGGCGCTCGTATGGGCAACACGACTTGGACGATTCCAGATGCAGGTGTGCGCTCGGTCTTGATGAATGACTTTGATCTATTTATCCCGATTGAGCCGCGTGATGTTCCGAAGTTAAAAGCCAATCCACAAGATAAATACATGAAGCTTTTGCTGGGTGCACGTGGTCGTAAAATTGACGATATTATTTATCAAGCGGCAGTTGGTTCGGTAAGCCGCAAAGTGGTTGATGATGCAGGCGTATCTTCTACGTCGGCAGTTGCATTGCCCGCAGGTCAAATCATTCTATCCGCCTTCGGCACATTGAAGCAGCAACTTGTAAAAGCGAAATCAATTTTCCGCAAAAATGAAAATGATGAGCATAACGGTGAGCAGCTATACATCCTCTACACCGATGTAATGCTTGAGAAAATCTTAGGCGATACCACATTAACTTCAGCTGACTTCATGGCAGGGAAAATGCTGCAAGAAGGTGGTGTCGGTGGTAAATGGTTAGGCTTTAACTGGATTCCGTACCAAAAATTAAACAATGGTGCTGCTGGTGCTACTGAGCGTCGTACCGTTGCATATTGT